TACTATAACACTTCATAATATACTCTTCGTTTCCTAATTTAAATCTTTCAATCATACGAAACAAAATAATAAAATTGTCATTAACAAAATACTCATCGTGCTTTAGAGATACTAATGTATCATAATCAATAGTCTTTTCGTACTCATTAAATAATACATGTGTACCATCTTCATTACGTTTTAAAAATAATGCCACAAACCAATCATATATGCCTGATTGTAAAGGTGAAAAATTATGACTGCCAGTTGTAGTTAATAATATTTTTATCATTTGTATAAAACGTTTAAATGGCTCAGTTTCTGATATTACTCTTGAGTTTTCCCTCACTGTGCCGAAATCTAATAAAACAACAGTGCTTAAGTAATGTGATTTAGCTGGATCCAAAACCATAGTTCCATCTTTAAAACATTGTGTTGTATTAGGTAAATTAGGATGTATTAAAATATTTCCAGGATGAACATCTCCATGTATTTTTCCCAATTCTATTAACTTTATCATATAATAAACCATCTGTGTGATTATAAAAATCCCCTTTCTTTGTTGGGGGGTAATATCTGTATTTTCAGAATCATGTAATAAATAATTACTTCCGTTTTGTTGTGATATATATTCCAAAGCTAATTCTTTAAAACTAGCGTCACTGTATAATCCTAAACGAAGAAGAGTAATCCATCCTAGTGTCATTGGGGGAATAGACATCATCGGCATTACAATTACACCCAATTTGAAATATTTATTCATTACAAGAGCTTTTTTTATATCAACAAAAAAATCAGAATTAATTGTTTGAAGGTCAGTTGCGGAAAAATTCGCTTCCATTGCGTCAATTATATGTAGATTGTCTTGATCTACAATAATACTTTCATATACCGGTAAAACAAATGATGATAAGTCACCATTTGTCAATCTGAATATTTGTATTTGACTCTCAATTTCTGCTATAAAATTATGAATATATGTAGATTCAATTTCAGGCTTGCCTCTTCGTCCTGATAAATACCAATCAAATCCACGAAAATCACTATAATTAATATAGCCGCCGTCAGATACTGGTATTTTTTGAGGTGGTACGGTTTCACCAGGGTCTGGCTCTCTCAATTCATGCTGTTTAATATCTCCTTTCGCATTCAAATATAACAAAAAATCATAATATTCTCCAAAAAAGGCATCTTTTACATCTTTATATTCACCCTCAGGTATTTCTTGTGTTAATGGAACTAGTTTTATAAATACGGATTTGTTATCTACTGGAATTTGTCGTTCCATTGAACTTAATGTCATATATGAAAATGGAGATTCATGATCATCTAATATTTTATATTGTAACCCAATACCATATGTCCCCTGATTCACATAAGTACCTATTGTCCCTCTTCTTGACCTTTTACTTGTATTTCCCAAAAAATCTAGCAAATGTGTCCCGGGTATATAGCTATTTCTTATTATAGATGGTAATAATGGATTATGTTGACTATATAATTCACGTGTTGACATATATATTATTATTACATTATCTTTTATGATTTATTTTTTTATTTGTTTTGATTCATCATTTTGAATATGTTCCGACTTATTATATAAAGATTCTTTGATTATTTTTAACGATTCTTCTCCTTGATATAAATTCTGAACCATTTTATTCATATGTATTTCTAAATCCTTTGTATTAGTCTTGGGTGTTATTATTTCCTTATTTTGTTTCATAATGTCACTAATATAGTATTTGTGTATTCGGACTCATATCTTTCAATTTTTTTTAATATGGTTATATATATGGGATTACACAAAGTATTGGATTCAATGTTGAAAAATGATATTTACTTCTTGGAAATATTTAGCTATTTAATTGCTTGTGCCATCGTATTGATAATATTATTTTACTCAATATATTATTTTGTCATGAATTATGAAAAGGGACATAATACACTATTGAATATCAAATTCTATATCAGTAACTATATTTCTTTAGCACTTAGTGTAATATTAGCCATTGAAATATTGAAGATATACTACATAAAAACGTATAAACAACTTATCATAGTCAGTGTTTTGGTAACATTAAAACTTATAATTAACTATTTCCTATCTATCGAGTTAGATCATGCTCGTGAATTATTAGAATCATAATAACATAAATGATATAAAAAGAAAATTAGAATATCTAACGGTAAGGATGGATGGGTGGGTGAGAGAGCACTTATAGCTCAGTTGGTTAGAGCATCGGTCTTATGAGCCGAAGGTCTGCGGTTCAAGCCCGCATTGGTGCATACATGTGTTATATATATACATGTATTCTATTTTACAGTCATAAATTGAAAAATTGATTATCATTGTATACTCGATTATGGTGTCATAGTATAATATAATTATATTAAAAAAATTGAAATAAATATAATATATAGTATATAGTATAATAAAAATGAACCGTAAGACCAATTATAAGGATTTCTTAAAAACACATAAGACTGAAAAAGGTGGTAAAGAAATTACCAATACTAGTATAAAAGGATATTATGGTGGTAATTTTCACATACCAAGTGATGAATACCATGATTTTCTCAAAATCTATTACAAAGATGTTATTAGTAAAAATGGTGATGAGTATTTAACCGAAAAACAAATGGAAACTGGTCCTATTGCGGTTGATTTGGATTTCCGATATGATATTAGTGTATGTGAAAAACAACATAATATTGGATTTATCAAATCATTGATATTAAATTATTTAGATGTATTCAAAGAAGTATTTCAACTCGAAGAAAATAAAGCAATACCGTTTTATGTGTTTGAAAAACCACAAGTTAATCAAGTACCAGAAAAAAATATTACAAAAGACGGCATTCACATGTTAATAGGTATTCATTGTAATCGCGAAGTTCAACAAATTATACGATCAAAAATAATAGAAAGAGTAAAAGAAGAATTTGACGATTTACCTATTACAAATACATGGGAAGATGTGTTCGATGAAGGTATATGTAAAGGCACAGTAAATTGGCAATTATATGGTTCTAAAAAACCTGATCACAAATCATATTCTCTAATATGCGCATACGAATATGAATATGATTTGGAAGATGGAGAACCAATGGAAACTAAGGTCGATTTGTCAAAATTCAATTGGGAACGTGATATTTATAAATTATCAGTACGTTATGATCAACATGTGTCGTTCTTCTTGAAAAGCAATATTGCCGCTATGGTAAATTCTATAAAAGAACAAAATATTAGACCTTCTTCCACACGTACTATGATTCGTAATGAAATACGAGGTATGAGAAATAATAATATTTTAAATGTAAAAAATAACGAAGAATTGAAGATTTGTGTGGAGGAATTTCTGAATAGTTTGGGAACTACAGAGTATTATATTGTAGAAGCACATAAATATGTTCATGTATTGCCGGAAAAATATTACGGTAATGGATCATATGAAAAATGGATTCGCGTTGGTTGGGTATTAGCACATATAAGCGATAAATTATTTACTTCCTGGGTATCATTCAGTGCGCAATCTACAGTGTTTAATTTTGCCGAAATTCCCAATATGTATGAAATGTGGAATAAATTCGATTATTCTTCTCATGGATTGAAAAAAGGATCATTAATTCATTGGGCACGCAATGATGCCACTGCTGCGGATTTTAAATCAGTTAAGGAATCTGGCGTTCAATATTATGTTGATCAGTCTATACGAAGTTTGAATTTTGGAAATGGTAAAGGAGATAAAACCATGGGTAGTGGCGATGCGGATTTGGCGAATATTCTGTATATGTTGTTTAAAGATAAATTCGTATGTGCGTCAATCAAAGGTGATAAATGGTATCGATTTCGTGGACATAGATATGTAGAAGATGATATGGGAACCACATTAAGACATCATATCAGTGAAGAATTAAGAGCAGTATATCGCAAAAAGGGCGATGAATTATCCGAAACAGTTGTTGATAAAAATCAAGGCGATGATAAACTCAAAATGTATGAAAACTTTTCGAATAAAGTGTTAGATATTGTTTGTCGTTTGGGAAGAACTACACATAAAGATCATATAATGAAGGAATCCAAGGAACTGTTCTATGATCCGGATTTGAAGTTTCTTGATCTATTAGATAGTAATCCTTATTTATTATGCTTCAAAAATGGCGTGTTAGATATTAAGGAGAAACAATTTCGCGCTGGTCGCCCAGACGATTACTTGGAAAAATGTACTAATATCGATTATGTACCTCTTGATCGTGAAAAACATAAACAAACCATTGATGAAATTAATGATTTTATGACGAAACTCTTTCCGCGTCCACAATTGCGAAAATATATGTGGGAACATTTGGCATCGATATTACTTGGCGTGAATTTGAATCAAAAAATGCATATTTATATTGGTGCTGGTTCTAATGGTAAATCAGTTCTTACTGATCTTCTTTCTCAGTGTTTGGGTGATTACTATGCGGTTGTACCCATTTCACTTATAGCACAAGCTCGTCAAAAACAAGGATCTGCGTCTCCTGATATTATTGCGTTAAAAGGATTACGTATGGCTGTAATGCAAGAACCTACGAAAAATGACCAAATCAATGACGGTGCTATGAAAGAACTTACTAGTGGCGTTGAACCAATAAAAGGCAGAGCGTTGAATTGTATGCCTATTTCATTTATACCGCAATGTAAAATCGTTGTATGTTCAAATAATTTCATGAAAGTTCAAAGTCAAGATCATGGTACTTGGCGTCGTATTGCGGTGACGGATTTCGAATCACGCTTCTGTGATGATCCAGTGGAAGATGACGAAGACATGCCATTTCAATATAAATCTGATCCTACATTGAAAGAGAAGTTTCCTGTTTGGCGTGAAGTATTTATGGCAATGTTAGTAGATATTGTATTAAAAACTCAAGGATCTGTGAAACCATGTAAAATGGTTGATGATGCTTCATTGAAATACAAGAATCGTGAAGATCATATATCGGAATTCATTACAGAACGTATTATTGTCGATCCAAATGGACGTATTACAAAAACTGAACTCAATACTGAATTTAATATTTGGTATCAAGGAACATATGGACGGGGTGGTCCTTCTACAAAAGAAGTACATGAATACTTGGATAAAGATAAACGTTTCAGTAAATATAAGACTTCGGTTGGTGCTTGGACAGGTGCTCGTATAAGATATGAACAAGATAATATTGATGAGAGTGACAGTGATGATGAAGATAATGAAATTTCCGCGAATGAATTATAAAAACTCCCTTATTTTTGAAAGAAAATGACTTTTCACATATCCAATTTCAAATGATTATTTAATGATAAAAAATCATTTCTCAGTTATCATAATAAAAATTAATTATTATATTATTTTTTACATGGTAATTTATTTTATTGGAAAAATAACATATATTTTCAAAATCCTGAAAAATCCCATGGATCCGTTGAACTTTTTCTGAAAAATGGACATTTTTAAAAATGTCCAAAAATGAAAAAAAGTTTTAAAAGTTTTCTTAAAATTTCCCATTTTTTAGTTTTACAGCATATACGAGTGAAAAGAGAAGAATTACTTTTTTGGTATGACACTGAAATTTTTTTGATTATCCATTGCGGAGAGGTTTAGGCGTTTTTTCTGTCAACATATATATATTGACAAATGTTGACAAATAAAACGCCAAAAAACGCCAAAAATTTTAATTGTGATATATGTGACTTTAAATGCTGTAAACAAAGTGATTATGACAGACATTTATTGACTCGAAAACATAAAATGTTGACATATGCTGACAAAAAAACGCCAGAAAATGCCGAATTCATTTGTGACGAATGTGGTAAAAACTATAAACATAGACAAAGCTTACATGTACACAAAAGGAAATGTTTAGGGAAAAAATCAATTGCTATTATAGATAATGATTCTACTTCCGGTGACTCAACTATTAAATATTTGTTAAAAGAGAACTCGGAAATGAAGCAAATGATGATGGAAATGATGGGAAAAATGGGAAATACTACAAACAATACTACAAACAATACAATGAATAACCACTTTAACATAAATATGTTTCTTAATGATCAGTGTAAAAACGCAGTTAATTTCTCAGATTTTATTGATCGTATCGAAATAAGTCATGATGATCTAGAAAATAATGCTCAACTCGGTTTTGTCAATGGTATGACAAAGATATTAATAGATAATTTACGTCAGTTAACATTACATGAAAGACCGATACATTGTACTGATGTTAAACGAGAAACCTTTTATATTAAAGATCAGGATGTATGGGAAAAGGATAAATCCACTGAAAAAATGGAAAATGCGATACAAGAAGTATCACGTAAAAGTCTTAAATCTTTAATGAATTGGAAAAAAATGAATCCTGATTATGATAATTTGGATTCTGAATTTTCAAAACGTTGTATATCAATACAACAAAATTCATCTGCTATTTGCGAAAAATCTTTGAAATATCCAAAAATTATTCATAATATTGCGAAAGAAAATACAATAGTCAAACATTAATATATTTATAATATTAAATAATTATATAATGGTGTGCTTTCAAAAATTATTCATCGAATCTACTGATCCAGAATCACAATATTATCGTCTATTACATTTAGACGTATGTATTAGCATTGTAACACATGTAATATTATATATTCTATTTGTTTATTTATTTACGTATATTTTTGATATTAAATTATCAAAATCTAATTATATTAAGTTATTATTAGCATTAATTATAATAATGATATTAGGATATTTTGCGAGATTAGCCCGCTCAAAATCATTATATAATGTATTTATTAATAAAGGAGAACAACCTGACGTTGCTAAAGAAAAGACATTGAATTTAATGTACAATGGTTATTTTACTCATTATTTTCTAGGTTAATTTTATAT